TTAGTTGCTCATACATATCGCATGTCATTTGGAATGTATTCAAAGCGTTGTCTGAGTCCTCCGACCTGTGTACAACCATGAATACACGCTGGTCATCTAAAGGGTGAGCGTAAGACTTGAAGAACACACGGTAACGCTGACCTTCTTCCAAAGAGTGACCGACGACATACGCATACTGCTCGAAGTCTTTGAACTCGGTTTCCATGTCAGGTGTAAAAATAACCTTGTAGACTTCTTGTCTAGCTTTTACTTTGTACTCACCGTTCGGACACTTTGTGGGCATGTGGATAAACTTGTGGATAGCTTTTTTCTGATGGTCGGATGATATGTCAACAAGCTCCATGACTGTGTGTAGATTACTTTCGTCAAGTATCCAGTACCCTGAGCGATTGTTCAAAGGACAAGCGTTGCATACAGAATTGTTTGGGTCGGAGCCGTTGCACCGCCATTCAATCGCGCTCGGTGTGCGCATCGGAACATCGTACCGACCAGCCATAACCACGCGACAAGACAAGTCTCGTCCGTGATGCTTACCCTGTGGTACATCCCACAGGTCAATCAAAGGTGCGACTTTATTTTTCTCGACCTTTGCCATGTCTTCGTTAAATGCTACAGCATTGTCGATGCAGTCCTGCAGGTAACTTGCTGGTAACTTTCTTTTAACTAAAGCATCGGTAATATCTTTGTCGGTTTTCTCCCCAGAAAGACCCGAAAGAGTCACTAAACGTACTGAAGCGCCTGCTTGATGTAGTAGGAAGCCAATCATTTTACTTGCGCTTATCCCAGCAACATCCATGTCGTAACAGATATTTATTGTTCTACCTTTGAAGATGTGGAGAAATACGTTGGGAAAAGTTCCTTCGCCGCCAGTAACGCATAGTGCATTAAATCCACTTTGTCGTGCGAGAAGTGTGTCGTTCTCGCCTGCGCATAGCAGAGTGTCGCCATCGCTTGCAAGCCATTCATCGAAAGGGAATAGAAGAGGTGAAGAACCCTTTCGACTTCGCATCTTCGGTGTTCCGTCATGCTGGTAGGTTCGAACATCACAAAGCTGTCCGTAAACCAAAACGGGATACCGAACACCGTCACCTGTGTAGCCAAGTTGGTATCGTTTAATAGTGTCATTTGTCAGACCACGCTCGTTTCGTAGATAATCTGCGTATTCTGTTTGCATTAAAGCATCTGTGGTGGATTCCCAAGCGTCTGGTAATTCATCATAATCAGAAAACTTTCCAAGATACGCTACAGCCTGTTCGTAGCTTATACCGTACAAGCTGGATATGAATCCAATCTCCGACATCCCACCGCTTCTACCTTCAGCATGACAGGTCTTGCAGTGGAATAACCCTTTATCTAAGTTGATGTGTGCGGAAGGTCTGGTGTCGTAACCTTTATCATGCTCGAATGGACAACATACGTTTGCTTCACCATTTGCTTTGAGCGTTGGACTATTAAAGTACCAACTAAAGAAGTGTCCTGACATTGTGTAACCTCCAAAGAGGAAGCCGACTGACATACATCAATCGGCTTTCGGTAGTATTACAGGAAGTTTGATACGTCCGTATCTGCACTGACCTCAAACGGGTCTTTAGCAGTTGGTGCGCTATACTCTACAGTTGCTAAGTTGTAGGCTTTAACACGAGCTTGTGTACGCTTTTCGCCTTGATACTCGTTCTCTTCGTGTACGACTTTCACACGAACAGGTTTGAACAGGATTGCTTTGCGGTATTCTTCAAGAGTGCTGAAGTCTTTACCGTTTGGAAGACCTGTAGCCTTTGCAACTTGCTGGAACTTAAACATCGCTTTCTCACTTGCGACGAGGTAATCCCACAGCTTCTGTTTGCGATGTGGCTGTTTCACATCGTTGCGAATCGTGACGGTCATTTTAAGCATCGGGTTGCCTGCTTTAGATTCCGTGACTTCTGCCTCAGCGATTACACACTCGTAGTCGCCTTCTGCGATGATTTCAAACTCACCGCCACCTGCTTCTTCGTGATTGATTTTTAAGAATGACATTACTGAATCACTTCTCCTTTTGTTTGTTGTTTTGTATTTAGTAAACTTGAAATCAAAGCCCTCAACATTGTCAAAAACATTTCCATTGTTGGGTCAGGCTCCTCCGTCAAGAAATACTCACCAATTAACTCAGACACGACGATTGCACTCAGTGCAAGTTGCTCTACAGGAAGGATGTTCACCGCATCGTAGCGTAGACCGTCGCTATCTTTTACAATGATAATGCCTTGTGTAATATCTTCGATAACGCCATTTTCATAAACGGCTTTGATTGAACGTAGTTTCGCTTCCAAGTCATCACTCTCCTGTCGGATGTACTCGATTGTATCTCTACTTCTGAAACCCGACAAGGGGGTTCGGAAAATTTATTTCCGAACGTACCCTAACTTCTCGAAGATGTCAGACCAGACAGGATTCAAAATTTGCTTAGGTAATGGCTCCGAATCTTTTGCCGCACGATATCCAGCTTCGTAAAATCCCATCTTTTCAGTCAGGATGCCGCGCTCAGTTTGCTTTGTTTCTTTGTTATCTCGCTTGAACATCAAGAAGTTTCCATCAACGTGAGACATTACAATGTCGGCAGTTGCCTTACCTTGAAGTTGAATCTTTGTCGTGACCGTTTGGTCAGTGGTCTCGTCTTTGACTTCAAGCATGTGTGCAATCCACATGACGTGAATAGAGTTCTCACCACGCTTTGTGAACTGATGCCATTGTTTGGTGCAACGTGTAATCAAGTCCTGCAGGTCTCCCCAATCCGACTTTGCTCCAAACTTGCCAACAATCTCGCGGCTACGTTTTGGAGCGTAGACGTTAGCGATATAAACCTTAAGCATTTCCTGCATTGCGCTGATGCTGTCAATCATGTACAGGTCGTAGTTACATGGAACTTTCTCACCATCAATCAAGAAGTATCCACGCTTTACAGAGTCCGTCACTTCGATAAAGTCGGAAAAATCTTCGATGGCAATACGGTCAACGTTCTTCGCGTTCTGAAGAACGGCAGAACCACCCTCCATATCAATCAGTAACGTCTTGAACTTCGGGTCATCTGCTGTGGATGTTTTACCGACTTTTGGTTTACCGTAAAGAATACCATGAAACCCTTCACGCACCTCAACTGGTTTTGTTATCTTCAACATCTTCTTCATCCTCCTCATATTCAGATACAATGGATAGTTCGTCAGCGTTTACACCTTCGATGTACACGCCTAGAATGGTGAGTGTACGTCTAATGCCTGACACAACACCTTTCCAGTACATATCATTGTGTTCGTCTTCCAAGAACGTGTCACACAAGTTCACGATTCTTTCCACAGTTTCTTGCGTAATCTCAACGGTCTGTAGTTTCATAACCGAACCTCCTTTGATTTAGGTAGCCAATCATTCTCAATACCCTCGATGGAAACACCCAACATCGAAAGTGTGAAGCGGATTCCAGTCGCACAACTGGCTTGATTGGATTCTGACTGGTCTAGGGTGTTATACGCTTTGAGGATTTTTTCTACTTTCTCTTGTGTTACTTCTACGGTTTGCAGATTCATTACCACACATCCTCTCGATTTGGTTGAAAGGTACCCCAAGAACTTTCGCCAACATCGGGTACATCTCGGACTTGGGAATACATTTATCAATCTCCCAAGCCCCTACCGTTCTGCAATGTACTCCGATGTGTTCAGCAAAAGCATTCTGTGACATACCAAGCTCAGTTCGTTTCTTCTTCATCATCTGAGGAATCAGGTAGTCCATTGTGAAATACCTCCGTTCCCCATATGACGTATCCAATCAGCACACCTAAGCCAGTGAATACTACACACACAACTGCACCGAAATACTCCAATGGCATCAGTTAGCACCATCCAGAATAGTGAATCGTGCCATATCAAGCGCACCAATCACCTCAAGTGTGCCCACACCTTCTGTATTTTTACTACTAACGTGCATCTTACCTTGACGGTTCCATGTGACCGTGATGGACATAGCGTTCTCTTTCCAGTTATCATCGTTGCCCATAAAGCGCTCACGTTGTTCGAGTTCTTCTCTTAACGCTTTCAATGCTTCCAATAAACTCATCTGAGTTATCCTCCTTTGTATTGTACCGTGAGAGGGGAACGACAAAGCGTTCCCACGACTCCTGCTTTACATCTTTGACCTCAACGTTGTCGAAGTAGCGGAAGAACTCCGCTTCCTCTTTACTCATCCTCGTCATCGCGGTAGTCCTCGTCCACTTCGGTACAGTCACCGAGTGAAATCTCGGTAAAGTCAGCCTCGTACTCAATGTAGTCCTTTAGGCAATCCATGTCACAAAAGATGTCTTGTTGAAACTCAACAGCATCGTCACCGATGTCTAGCCGAGCGTCGCATTGCATACAGCGTGTGAATTTAAGTTTCATTGTAAATCCTCCTTTACCCTAAACAGTTCTGCGCGAATGTGGTCAGCGTTGGAGCCGTCCATCTCGGCTTGGCACAGGGACTTGAATGCACAATCCCAATGGCAGTCCTTCGTAATATTCCGATACCAACGCCAGTTGTTATGTTTATCACGGATGTCCTCAATGACTTCTAACATTTCACCAATAGCCGCTTGGCATTCTTGCGGCGTGCGCTCAACCTTTAGTCTGCGGAAGAACTCCTTAGGGTAGTCCTTAAGTTGCTGTAGGAAATCCTCGTAGTCGCTGACCTTGAGGTTGTTATCCTCAATGGCTTTCATGTACAGCTCGAACGTTGTCTTCTGAGACTTGTCTTTAGATAACGCTCCAGACTTCAGAACTTTAGGCTCAACAGGAACGTCTTTCAGAACAATGTTGTAAATGAACCCATGAACGTTGTAACCAAGTTGTTCTAAAGCCCACCAGTAACGTGAAATCTGTCTGTCCATGTCGCTGTTCTTGTCGTAGATATCTAAAGAAATTGTTGTCTTGTGGTCAACGAACCACACATGACCGTCCTCGTCCTCAACAATCAAGTCAATCGTTCCTGTATAAACCGTGCCATCATCAAACTCAACGTTGAACTGTTTCTCTACAGCAAGCACTGTCCAGTTTGAATCGTCTCCGTAGGTGCGGTGGTAGTTTAAGCAAATACCTTGAGCAAGCTCAATCATTTCATCAATGACGACCTGCTCCATGTCTGAGTTCATTACAACGTCATCAATGTAGTTTCGCATTTCTTCGATTGCTTCTTTAAACCTGCGAGACATATACCATGTTTCTAAAAACTTATGAATCGCTGAGCCAAGTGTCAGCTTTTCATTCTGAACTTTCGGCTCCAGATTCTGAATCCATCCGTAGTTGTAGCGCTTTGGACAACGTTGAAAGTCGGTTATTTCAGAACCGCGAAACGTGTATTTCATTCGTTGTCACCTCCTGTACCAAACGCCAAGTTGTCGATGTCCTGACAAATGGACAAGCAATACTCAACTTTATGGTACACATCTTGGTTAGCGTAAGCGGCTCTAACCAGTTCCTGCAATTCAGCAATCAACTCGTTAGCTTTTTCAATCACTTCAGTAGTAAGCATATCAATTCCTCCCTCTTGTCGGTTGCTTGTTTAATGTAGCACATGACACATAGCATGTCAAGCATTAACTCCATCAATTTTGATGTCTAAAATGTCCAACACTTTCTTAATCAATGGACGAGCTAACGAAGCGTCGGCTCCGCGCTTGCCTTTGTACTGGCTGTAAAGCTCCTGAATCTGTTGCTCTTTTGTCATTTCAACCTCGTAACCTTCAATCATACAGCGAGTGAACAGTTCAATGCTCACTTGACGGCATGGGGCGTAGCCCATAGCCGCCCGTGCGCGGTCTCCTTTGTAGCGGTTCAAAACTTTCTCGATAATTTCCTTTTGTTCGGCTGTTACTTTCAACATGTTCAACACTTCCTTTTCATTTTAGGCGAACCATTTACGCAGGTTGCTCCACGTTTTATTTTCATTGATGATGGCTGTCAGTGATTGCTTGTTATCTAACAAGCGTTCAATCTTCTCGTCCACTGTATTCTGACATACCATTGATACCACAAAGTGCTTATGCAAGCGGTCTTGTTGAGTCGGTGTGATACGGTCTTCCGCTTGTTCATTGTCTGATGGATTCCATGCCTTGTCGGTGAAGATGATGACCTCACCTCTGTCGAGGGTGAACCCAGTGCCAGCGCTGATAATGTTACAAAGCAGTACATCTACTTCGCCACGCTGGAACGCTCGTGCATTTCCTTCTTTGTCGGCGTTGGACATTTCACCTGTAATCATGCCGACACGCTTACCTAACTTCTCAATCATTGGTTTCAATAAGTTCAAGTAACTGGTGAACATCGACATGATAATGATTGGCTCGTCGTATGTTCCGTCTTCGATGGCTTCAATCAATGATTCTGTTTTAGATGATGGTGCGTCAAATCCAAGTAGTGCAGGGTCGAGACATAACTGACGTAGGCGTGTTAGCTGTGCCAGTACGTTCTGTGTATCAATTACGTTGTCGCCCTCTTGTGCAAAGAAGTCATCAAGCATTGACTTGTAGAGCTTTTCTTGCTTGCTGTCCATACGGCAGTAGTGCTTGTGATACTGCTTGTCAGGTAGCCACTGCATAACATCCTTACGCAGTCGCTGTGTACTCATCGCATCAATCAAGTCCTGAAGTTCAGCTACTCGGTGCGCTTTAGGTTTGCCAAGCTCTTTACCCCATCCGTTATCAATGATTTCAAAATAACGCTCGATGAATTGCCAGTAGCTTGTAAACTTATGCGGATAGAGGAATTTCAGAATACCGAACACGTCAGCAGGATGCTTGACGGTCGGCGTACCCGTCAAAGCGTAACGGTGCTTTGCATTGTACCCGATGGTATAGACTGCTTGGGATTGCTTGGTGTCACTGTTCCGTAAGTAGTGCGCTTCATCTACAATACACACGTCATGTTCGACTGCTAACTGCTCAACATCACGCTTCGCTGTATCTTTAGACATGATAAGATATGCAGGAATGGAAACGTGCGAACGGAAATGTTTTAATGCTGACGCTCGGTGTGTAGGTGCTCCAGTATACATGTACCAAGATGCTTCAGGATGCCACGTCTGAATCTCTTTCTGCCAGTTGTATTGTAAACTGGCTGGACAAATGATGATGTTCAGAATCGTGCCACGAGCTTTAACCATTTCAATCGCCGTTGGTGTCTTACCCGTACGGGGTTGATTGAACACTCCTGCATGAGGAATGGTGGTCAAATAGTTCACATCTTCACGTTGATATTGGCGAAGCATCTCGCTTCCGACAAGTCGTCCAGACTTCTTAAGGTCTCGGAGCTTTTCGCGTCCATTCTGTAGCTTGGTGTACACTTCATTAAATGCGGCAATCTGCTTTAGTTCAGGAAACCATTTTGTAATCTCGTTCAATGCGTGGACAGATTTAGGAAAGCGCCACGCTTGGTGTTTGGCGCTCCAGACACCGTTAAGTTCTGAGCGAACTGTTTCACGATGTTGGTAAGGTACAGTGATGTAGATGTGGTTCGAATCCATTTTCATTTGAGTTATCTCCCTATGGGCTTTCGCCTAAATTTTTGGTAACAATGCTTTAGCTTCTCGAATCTTATCTAACGCTTGAGCGTACTGATTAACTTCGGCTGACTGTTCTATTGTGAACTTCGACAAGAAGTCTTCCATACGAATCTCACAACGATTTAAGTCGGTCAACGTTTTAGTCAGTGGGTGTACTCGTGGAAGTGCCATTGCAATCCCTCCCTTCTCATGTAGTATAACACGTCACTCGTGTAATATGCAACATTAAATCAAATTCCTGTAGAGCCGAATCCATTCACACCGCGCTCGGAACTGTCCAGTTCATCGACAACTTCGCCATCAAATGCACCGTATGGAAGGATAACCAACTGCGCAACTCTGTCACCAACATTCACTCGAAAAGGTTTCTCACCATAGTTGAATAGCCGAATAACCATTTCACCGCGATACCCGTTATCCACTGTGCCGTGAAAACAGTGAACATCATGCTTAAAAGCTAGACCGCTTCTTGATGCAAACTTACCATAGAATCCAATCGGCATTTGCATGGAAACACCAGTCTTGAAGTCCAGCCATCCCTTTGCAGGTACAGTACCTGCTTGTGCAACGAATACGTCAAACGCCGCATCGTCAGGGTGCGCCTTTTTTGGCTTACTTGCTTCAGGTGTCAGTAGTTTGAACTTAACAATCATTAGTCATTAACCTCTCTCATCGGATAGTAGCCTGCATTACAAGCTCGGCAATAGATGTGGACTTCATCCTTTGACTTCATTAAGTCACGTCTACCACATGCTGGACAATTCTTTTCAGCAGGGTCAATCGTTCCACAGTCAAAGAATCCTGCATTACGCTCTGGCATGAACTTGCCAACCTTGAAGTCGGACACCATGTAGTTCTTTTGATACTGTAATGCTGGGTAGAATGGAAGTAACTTCGCTTGCTCGTTACCTAAACTCTTGAAGATGACGAGTTGATTCGCCTCAAGCGCTTCAGATAACTTGTCGAAGTCCAAGAACCTAGCGTACTTCATGATACCACCGATTACTTTAGCAATCGTATCTGCATCGATTTCAGTGCTACGTTCTAGGTGATACCAACGTCTCCAGTCGGCATAGGTCTCTTCACCTTCTAACGTCATACCCTTAAGTGTCAGGATGCCTACAGGAAGCAAGTCCTTACCCAAGATTGGCGCTAACTTCTCATTCACGAATTGCTCATTGAGGCATCCTGCAATAATACCAGCCAGTAATTCGGACGGCTTAATGTTTAGTTGCTCGGACGTATCAAGTAGCAAGTCTACTGGAAAGTCTAGCTGAACAAGTTCGTCAGCCGTTTTCATCCAAGCATCTAAAAAGTGTTTAGCCTTTTCTTTGTTTGCTCGAATGAACTTCTCAAGATTCGGCTTCCC